ATTAAAGTTGAAGATGGTTTAAATAAAATACTTTCACTTAATTTATCTACCTGTGAATAGGTAAAAATAAATCCTAAAAATAATATTGCACTAAGAATATATTTTTTCATAATACACGGCACATTACTAAATGTTAATAAAGAATAATATATAAAAAGGTCTGAAAACCTTTTAAAATTGGGCGATTGCGACATTTTAAAAGGTTTTCTAACAAATAACTAAATGTTCTTTAAATACCTATTATATACCATTTATATACCCAGTTAAATACAATTAAAGCCTTTTTAATAGCTTTTATATCTCTAATTAAGACAAATATACCAATTAATGCTTAAACCTTTTAAAAACAAAGGCTTTTAAGCATTTTTTATTTGTAATATATAGGCTGTTTTTAGCCTAAATATAGCAATTTCTTGAAATAGGTACGTTTGGGTTTTTAGGGTTGGGGTTACAATAGGGGTTACAATAGGGGTTACACTTAGGTGTTGAGATGTAGTGCTATAATTACCCTTTAAGGTGCAAAAAACAGGCTTTTTTGTACTAATTTAACGTTATAATTACCCTTTAGTGTTTTAAACTATTTTATTAATATTATCTTTTAAGCCAATGTTTATAAGGGTTTTTAGTGGTTTTAGATGTTTTTCGAAGTGAAAAAGTTATGTATGTGCATCACTTTTGTTACAATTTGTGCTTATTCGAGCCGTATCACTCCCATAACAATAGATAAAGAATACACATCATCAATAGGGATATCAAATGGTCTGTATTTTTCATTATCAGAAACAAGTAATAAAAAACCTTCTTTGTCTGATTTGTGAATTCTTTTAATCATTGCTCCTTGTGATGTATCTAAAACATAAACTTTATTCCATTGAAAAAAAGTATCTAAAGGTAGTTTTTTACAACCCACAATATCACCACTATTATATTTAGGATACATACTGCTACCTTTTACACGTATCATAAAATCTACATTTAATTCATCAAACTCTGGTATAATATAGGTTTTAGTGTCGTAATCCATTACTTGCATAGAACCTGTACCAAAACCTGCCATAGCTTCTAACGGAATTAATGGTATTCCTATATTTTTATCATTATATTCTTGCATTTTTTTTCTACGTGCGTCCGTTCTTGTATTTAATTCATCTCTAACTGTCTCAATCATTTTACCTTTTCCAGATATAAGCCATTTTAAACTAATTTCAGGATAAACTTTTAGAATATTATGTATTTTATCACTACCAATAGAGCCATTATTTGTCAAAAAGCCATTAGAAAGGTTAGTTTTTTCACAAAAAGATTTAGCTGTAATTCCTTTAAATTCAACAAATTTTCGTAATTTTTCTTTTGAAGTCATATTTATTGTAGATTATTATGTATATAATAGAATATTATGTATATATTTGCAGTCTAACTTATACAAAACAAATGTAATGCAAAAAAAGATAGTAGTACCAAAAGGATGGACAAAAATATTAGCAGATGAATTTGAATTATCTCCTCAATCAGTAAGAATGGCACTTGCTTATGTGTTTAATTCTGAAAGGTCTGTAGCAATTAGAGAAAAAGTAAAAGAAATGTTTCAAGAGCAAATTGAACTTATCGAAAATCAAAAATAAATACCTATGCCACATTTTTTCAATAACATATTAGTAGTAACAAAAGAGGAGCTTGTACCTATAATGACACCTACTTATGAAGCTTTAAAAGTTAAATATTGGCGTGATAATAAAAGAGGTTATGGTTTAAAGGTTATCCAAAATGGTGGTAAAGGTAGAAAATTAAGGATTTCATTCGATAGTCTACCTGCACACATTCAAGATGCAATTGGAGACCCAAGAAAACTAAATCACATTTTAGAACAATTCTACAGAACCGATTCCAAAGCAATAGACTTCTATTCTGAATTTCAATATCCTGATGGTAGTTATTTATTACCTGAAACCGAAGAGCAATACATAACCAATGCAAGTATGGTAATTGCTTTGCTTAAATTAAAAACTGCAAGAATTAATGAACGTGCATCTAAAGGTAATTTAAGTTCACGTGGAATTAATACAACACTCATAGCTGATGCAATTAGTTTTAATGCCATTCTTAATATGAAATATGGTGTAAAACATAATTTACCAACTTCACGAAGATTTACACCGATGTTGAAAGCTTTTATTGAAAGTGAATATATCTCATTAATAAAAGATGCAAACGGAAAAAGAAAAACCAACGCTATAAAGAAAACCGATGAAACGGATGCTTTATTAAACGCAATGTTTGTGAGCCAAAAATTCAAACCAAATTCAACACAAATAGCTGACCAGTACGATGCTTTTATAAGTGGCTATTTAGATATAGTAAACGAAGATACTGGTGAAATTTACAATCCAAAAGATTTTAAAGAATTAAGCACAAATACTATTACTAATTTCCTTGCATCATGGGATAGCACAATGGGAACACATCCAATAAGAAACGGAAATCGTCAACAATTAACACAAAGATTTAAGCCTTATCACTCATTACACCAGCCGAAATTTGCAAACTCAATAATATCAATTGATGATAGACAGCCACCTTTTGAATACGAAAAAGGAAAAAGAATGTGGTTTTATAATGCAATTGATTTAGCAAGTGGTGCATTTGTATGTTGGGTTTATGGAAAAACCAAAGAAGGTATTATCCTTGATTTTTACAGACAATTAGTGCGTAATTATCACGACTGGAATTTAAACCTACCAGCTGAATTAGAATGTGAAAGCTCATTAAATAGCTCATTTAAAAATACATTTTTAAAAGAAGGTGTAATGTTCGAACATGTAAGAATAGAAGCAAACAAAGCTCGTTCAAAAAGAATAGAAGCATACTTCAAGCCTTTAAGATACAATTTAGAAAAGGAAAGTATGGGATGGATTCCACGTCCATTCGCTAAAAGCGAGCCAAACCAATTAAGCAATATTAAGAAAAAGATAATTCCATATACAACCTTAACCAAAGAGCGTATTAATGATTTGGAAACGTGGAATAATATGGAGCATGCAAAAACTAAAGGCATTTCAAGGATTGATTACTTCTTTAAAAATCAAAATCCAAACGTAAAACCAACAAATTACAAACACTTACTTCCATTACTGGGTTATCACACAGAAACAAGCTGTAATGCAGGATTAATAAAACTACAAAGTAAAGAATGGCTTTTAGGTGATAAAGGTGAAATTTATACAGGTGAAAACTTGATAAGCTTAATGCAAAAAGTAGAAAGTAATGATATAGACATCTATTGGATGGATGATAATGAAGGAAGCGTATTTAAAGCGCTTGTTTTTATCAATGGAAGATACATCTGCGAAGCATTACCAAAACCAAGATATGCACGAGCAAAAATAGAACTTACTGATGCAGGTAGGCAAGCAAGGGAAATTATGAGTAGCTACGCTACTACCATAGATGCTTATATGAAAAACCAAAAGAATGCTATTGAAAAAGTAATGGTTACCGATAACCGAAGTAAGCGATTGAATAACAACTTTAAAATTACAGGCTTATCATCTACTTATAGTGAAGTAGAACCAACAATCAAACAAGAACCAATAATCGAATTAGAGCCTATACAAGAAGAAGCTGAATACGAATACACACAAAAAGAAAACGAAGGTGATGATTGGAAATCAGCCTTTAGAATATAAATTAATCTTTATAAAATTATGCAATTAACAACCCAATTTAAACAAAAAGTAGTAAAAGCAATTTTAGAAGCTCGTAAGAATTATAGTGGAGCTGATGTTAAATTCGCACAATCATTAGGCATAAACAATTCCGTTTATAGCCGACTTAAAAAAGGTGAAACGGATAAACTTTTAGCTGAATCGGCTTGGTTGAATTTAGCACGAACATATAATGTAACAACTAAGTCCAGCAATTGGAATATTACAAGAACCAAAGTATATGTAGAGATTGAAAGTAATATCAATTACTGCAAAAAACATAGTAAATCAATGATTTTGATTGATAGCTGTGGTATTGGTAAATCATTATGTTCTAAACACGTAATCAGTAAATTACAAGATGCTTTTTATGTCGATTGTTCTCAAGGTAAAACAAGACAACAATTTATACGCTTGATTGCAAGAACTATCGGTATTGATAGCACAGGAAGATATGTTGATGTTAAAAACAACTTAAAATATGCTTTAAACAACATTTTAATCAAACCAATTATCGTTTTAGATGATGCTGGATATTTAGATTATCCATCCTTTTTAGAAATTCAAGAATTATGGAACGGAACAGAAGATACTACAGGTTGGTATATGATAGGTGATGAAAGTTTGCAATACAAAATAAACAAAGGTATTGAACGTAAAAAGATAGGTTACAAAGCCATTTTCAGCCGTTTTTTAGATGATTTTATACACATTACACCTGTAGGAATAGATAATAAAAAAGCCTTTTTAAGAGATTTAATTGGATCAGTTGCAATGGCTAATTTAAAAGATAAATCAAAGGTAAATAATGCAATTAAAAAGTGTATGGGTAAGGAAACAACACTTAGATATCTTAAAAACCTAATACAAGTAAATCAGTAATTAATGGCAAGAAGTTTAACAATTAAGAACCTGTATGATAAGAAGTTTAAAACCTTTGAATTTGATGGAGTTTGGTTAGATACAATGGGTACACCTGAAGTAAACGGAGCTTGGTTAGTTTATGGAGCTGAAAAGAATGGCAAAACGTGGTTCTCTTTAACAATGGCTGAATATCTAAGCAAGTTTGCTAAAACACTTTATATAAGTGCTGAAGAAGGTACAGGAATGACATTTGTAGATGCGTGCAAAAGAGCAAAGATAAATTTAAAAAGTAAATCATTGCGATTTTTAGAGTACACACCAATTGATGAATTGGATGAACGAATGAGTAAAAAACGCTCTGAAAAAATAATCATCATAGACAATATTACCATTTATGCCGATGAATTAAAAAACGGAGTGGTACGTAAATTATTACGAAAACATAAAGATAAGCTAATCATATTTATAGCACACGAAGAGAGAAACGAACCTTATACAGCTACAGCAAAATTAGTACGAAAGCTGGCAAAGATAATAATACGAGTGCAAGGCTTAGCCTGTTTTGTTTCAGGCAGATGTAAAGGTGGCACTTTAATGATTGATGAAAACAAAGCGATGCTCTATCATGGCACACAAATAGCAAAGAAATGAAAAGACAGATACACACATTATTACAATATCCTAAAGAGCAATATGACATGTTTGTATTTAGTAATTATTTTTTTTGGTGTCAAGATTATTCATTAAACACAAAACATCATCAACTATTAATTACCAATCAAAAATTATATAGTTGGTTTATGCGTCAGTATCAAAAAAATGAAAAGCGTTTTTTAGACTACATAAAGGACTATAAAGATACAGCCAACATGACTGATGAATTAAGAGATTTATACGATAAAATAACTGTAGAAACAAACTTCTACCCAAAAGCATTATTAAATGAAATCAGTAAACGAGCAAAAAAAGGAGTTAGAATTACAGATAAGCAATTTCAAAGCAATCTTAACTAATCCAACAATAAATTCAGAAACAAGAATTTTAGTATTAAAAGATATTAGACAACTACAAAACCAACTACAGCAATTATGAAAATATTTATCACGAGAGAAAGTATGATTGAAAGAATAGAACTACTAAGAAAATCAATAGCTTATAGTAGAGATACACAAAAAATAATGTCGATTGAAGAAGGTATTATGTGTCATCAAGAAATAGCATCGTGGTTTGGTGTAATGGATTATAGAACCAAATATCCAAGATATGTGGTTACTGATGAAATTGAAACCAAAATAAAGCAAATTCAAGTAAAAATAAAAGAAACAAACTGGGTAAAACCTGAAATATTTTAACATTAAAAATCAATAATTATGACAATCACTCAAAAATCAAAAGACAGCATTTGGAACGATGAAACTGGAATACCAATTCCTTACAATCGAACCACTAAATCAGAACGTCAAATGGAACGTTACAGCGCAACTATTTTACGAAAAGCAATATCAGTTAATAAATCACTTATTGATTTTAAAGAGCTAATTCGCAAACTATCTCAAGATGCATATGATACTTTTATGCTTGAAAAAGAAGTAAAAAAAGAAACAAAAGGAAATTTCACATGGTTCAATTTTAACCGAACTATAAAAATTGAAGTTAGTGTAAACGAACCAATATCTTTTGATGATTTAACAATTACAGCTGCAAAAGCTAAATTTGATGAATTTTTAGAAAAAAACATTACTACATCTAATGAGTTTGTAAAAACAATGATTTTAGACGCATTTCAAACCTCACGAGGTCATAAGTTAGATGTAAAAAGAGTAATGGGTTTAACACGTCATAAAGCTAAAATTAACAAGCCTTTGTTTACTGAAGCAGTTGAATTGATAGAGCAAGCAATCCGTAGACCAAAAACCAAAACTTATTTTAGAGTTTGGTTAAAAGATAGCTCTGGTGAGTATCAAAATATTGATTTAAACCTTTCAAGTATTAAATCATGAAAGTAGTAATTAAACCACAATCAGAAACTCAAATTTTAGTAGGTAAAGATGAAAAATTAATAATTCTTGATGATACTTTCGGATGGACTTCTGTTACAAATGACTTAACAGTAAACGAAATAAGAGCCTCACAAATGTATATTAAAGAGGTTATAGATATGAACATCCAACCATTACCAACTAAACAATACGAAATTTAAAACCAATTATCATGACAATAATAGTAATCACTTTAATAGTATATTTTTTAATAAATGCATTCTTTGCTGGTATCTCATGGGAAAACCGAAGCCATATAAAAACAACCTTGTTTATGGCGTTTCTTGGAACACCTGTATTTGTAATTATCAGCTTGAGTAGCCTTATACAAATCTTAGATAAAAAATGGAAAAATGAGTAAAATACAAATATACATCGCAGTTGCAGAATTCATAATCTATATAGGTTTACTAATTTTTGCCTTTTGGATAGGTAGAGAATATGACCAGCTTCGTAATTTTAAAAATAACACCTAAAAAACAACGTCATGGCTAACGATACACCAACAGCATTTTATAAATATGCTTTTTTTGACAATAACAATAAACAGCATAAATACATCCTTTCATTAGCTCAGCAAATAGGTTGGGAAATGGAACACCCAAAAACTGGCTATATGATAGCTGACCTTGAACTTTTAGGAAGATTTATAGCAAATAGTACTCAAGCTAAAACACCTTTAAAGCAACAAACTAAAACAGAATTACAAAAAACCATATTTGCTTTAGAGCAAGTCTTAACTAAATAGCGATGATATATTTTGACAGTAAACAAGAATTAGACAACCTTTTTAAAATCATTGAAAACAGTCCAAACCAAAGTCCAAGTGCTATTGTTAGTTTGTATAAAAAACTTGAAAAACAATTAACTGAAATTTATCAGCGTGGCTTTGATGATGGGATTAAAATAGATAAAGATTTATACAATATTATAAACCCTAAAGAGTGAAAATTATGAAACAATACGAAGGAACAATGAGTATTAAATGGCATAAGAACCATAATGCTGATGTTAGACCAATTCATATAAAAGCAATCAATCAAAATAGACTGCAAAGAGAATTAAGACAAATAAAGAAATGGTTTATGGAAAATGGTGATGACCCAAAATACCACAAAGTAAAAAAAGAGAATATTGGAACTCCTCCATATAGCATCAGTTTCGATATAAGTGAACGAAAATAATTAATAATCTAAAACCAATTAAAATGAAAAATTTAAGAATTTATTTAGCAACTCAAATAGGTTGCGAACCTTGTAAAATTACCAAGCAAGTATTAGGCACAAAAGTAGCAAGTGTTCCTGTTTACGAAGTCGATTTAAGTTTAAACCCTGAACGTGCAAACAAAATGGGAGTTACCAGTACACCTACCATTTTTATTGTTGATGGAACTGATGAAAATGAAAACGGAATTTGGGAAGAAACTGAAGAAAACCATCTATACCATCAAAGTGGAATGATTGCAGATGTTACCAATCTAAAAAAGATAATTAGACATCTTAAAAGAGGTAATAATGTAGTAACTCCAATTGACTAATGGACTTGTTAGAGATTAAAATAAAAGTAAAACCATTATTAAAAGAGTTAAGAGCAAAAGGTTATTCTTGGCGCAATTGCCTTGACTTTTTTAATGATTGCATAAAAGAAGTAAAGCAAGATAAATGCACACATGAAAATGCAGTTATTACAGTAGAAGAAACCATTTGTACAATTGAATACTTATGTGATTATTGTCCAGATTGTGAATTAAAGTGGAATCATAGAATAGATATATAAAATTATGGAAGATACAGATTTAATGCCTTTTGGCAAATTTAGAGGAAGAGAAATGCAAGATGTGCCTGCATCATACTTATTATGGTTAAGTACTAATAATAGTGTGCCTCCACAAGTAAAAAAATACATTCAAGATAATTTAGATGTTTTAGAAAAGGAAGTTAATGAATAATGACTTGGAAACAAAAACATATCGAAAACCAACACTTTATTTCACTTTACTTAAAAGAAGAAGCATTAACAAAAAACCTTACAGATAGGTTAAAACTAATATCTGAAATAGCAAGATTACACAAACAGAACCAGTACATAATCACACAATCTGTACTAAAATATAATACAGATTGTGATGATTACATACTCAAACTTAACAGCCTTATAAATGGAAAAAATAAAGATTAAAGTAAAGATTGACCAGCTGGAAATTCTTAACGGATTAGTAAATAGTTTTGACCCATCATATACCGATAAAGTAAAACAAATAAAAGCGATGATTAGTGTATTGAATTTAGTTTCTAAGCGATTGCGAAAATTAGAAATAACCAAAGAATACGTTTTAAAGCCTTTTGTAATAAAGTTTCATTATCACGAAGCTTATTTTTTACAGAATATTATTAATCACAATTTACATTTATACAAGCAAAATCCGTACGAATTCAATGTATTACTTAGTATCAATTTAGAATTAGATAAACAATTAGTATAAAATGGAAACACCAGTAACAACATACACAATCAAAGGAGTTTTTAGACCTATTATATGGGAGTTTAAATACAATTTAAACGGTGATTTAGTTAGCTTTAAAATATTAGATACACATCCATTAAATGATGTGCAAATAGAATGGCTACGTGAAAATTTACCATATAAGCAAAACGAAATTGAAGATTTGAGAAAGCACAAAAATTTTGAACTTATTAAAAATGAACCTGACTTATCCTTTACTTCTTTTTGGAATGCTTACAACTACAAAGTAAAAAAAGTAATGGCTGAGAGAGCTTGGAAGAAACTAAGTAAAGCAGATAGAATTAATGCCATTGCAAAAATTAAACATTACGATGGTTTTTTAAAAAGAAAATTTAATCAATCAAAAGCAAATCCTGCTTCTTATCTTAACCAAAGATATTGGGAAGATAATTATGGTAGTGAAAATTAACTACAACGTCGCTAATAAGACCAGTAGCAAGTAGAAAAGAAACAAACATTGAGTAATGAAATTAATTTATAAATACACACAAAACATCGGATTTAGCAATTACTTGCTATTGGTTTTATTTTGTGTTAACCACTTTTTTTTATGGACAAAACGTGTAATTATTGTAAATATTGGTTAAACGACACAGATGAAGTATTAATATCTGTTTGCACAAAAGGAATGATAGTAGGTTCTTGTTGGTTTGATAATAGTTGTAAAAAATGGAAATTAAAAACAGAATTAAAAACTAATCTTAAAAAAACATAAAACTATGATTTTTACTCCAGATAATTTAATAGAGAATATAGATAAAATTGGTGCGTGGTCTATTTTTAGTTTAGCAGAAACAGCACTACAACATTATTATCCAAATGAATTTGACGAAGATGGCGAATGTGAAACGACAAGATGTGCCGAATTAGTTAACGAAATGGGATTGAATTATTGGCAAGATGTTGTTATTAAATACCAAAATGAAGTAGGTTATAAATGTAAAGAATTTAGCACCGATTACGTTAACGCTTCTTAATTGTGGTTAACACCAAAATAAACGGTCGTTTTAATGCCGTTTATTGACTGTTGTAGTTAGTTCAAATTAAATAGGCTTTCAAACCGATAATTCAAAATATCGGCTAATTAAACGATAATAAATATTAATACATTAAAAAAATTATGGCATTAACAAAAAAGAAAATCAAAAAAGCAATGAATTATGATGCAGTTCAAGCATTAGTAACAGCATTAGAAGTAATTGCACACAATGACCCAATTGGTGTAGAATTTCACGAACATCAAGAAATAGCAACAAACGCATTAGCCTATTTTGAATTTGGACTAAACCAAGAGCAACGTAATAAATTAGTAGCAAATAAAATATTAAAGACACTATTCAAACACAAATACACTTTTGAAGAAGTTCTTAATGTGATAAAATTAGCTGAAAAACAATTTAACGAGATAACAACAGAATGAAAAACAAGAAAAATTTATTTATAGCCTTTTCAATAGGTGTAGCAACTGCAACATCATTAGTAAGTAGCAAGATGTTTATTATTAACTATTTCATTATTACGCTACCATTATTAGTATTGATAATAGCCTATTTTATAATGAATGGTACAATTATGATAAACCTAAGCAAACAGAACCAATTATAAAAAACCAATTAAAACTATTTTAAATGAAAACAATAATCAAATTTAGAGAATTAACCGATTTTCAAAAAGTACTATTCTTTGAAAAGCAAATTGAAGAGTTAGCCAAGCTGCTGAAAACTCAAAATTATAAAATCATAGGTCAGCAAAAAGAGATAAAAACATTAAAAAAATCTGTAAACAAAAAAGAAAAAAGGCTAGCGAGTAGAAGAGCTTTACAAAGAGAGGTAAAACGATTAGAGTTTATGGTAATTAAAAGTAGGTCATGAAAACATTACATCTAAACTTAAAAAAGAATTGGTTTTATATGATTTACAAAAATCTAAAACCTGAAGAATATCGAGAACTTACCAAATACTGGGCAAATAGATTAACGAAAATTCATAATTTCAAATACATTGAAGGAATGAAAGATTTCATGATGGTCAATAAAATTTGGTTTAAACAATTTGATACAATTACTTTCTCAAATGGGTATGCAAAAAATAGAAAGCAGTTTGTTATTGAATGTATTAAAATTGAAATAGGTACAGGTAAAGAAAAATACGGAGCTGTAAAAGGTAAAAAATACTTTAGAATTAGGTTAGGAAAAATATTAAATAGTAACTTTTAAAACAAAATCATGAAAAACTACGAAACATTACAAGAATGCATTAAACAGCTTGAAAAGTGCGATTATCAAACTGTAGACGGTTTACATTCATTAAAAATGAATACTGCTTTTATTCAATTAAAAGAGTATGTAGAGTTGAACTATATAGCATCAAAAATGATAAAAACATTATTAGAGCATGGATATAAATATGATGAAATGCCTAAAATATTTCAATACGCAAAACAAATTCACAAAGATTTAAATATTCTAAAAACAACACACCATGATTAAAAAAAACAGAGCAGAAATAGTAGAATTTATTATTCACAAAGTAGGTAATAAATACAATAGTACAAGAAACCTTTTATCAGACAAACCAACATTTGATGTTTTTGATGAAAACAGTTATCAATTAGCATTTAATTTTTTATTAAAACCATTTGTAAACCTAACTGAAAGTTATCGTTTTACACATCGTATTGATGTAGCTGAAAACAAAATGAGCCAGTATAGTAATAACTTATTCAATAATAATGAGTTTGTAAAAACATCACAAGCAATAGTAGAGCATTTGTTTGAGCAATCAAACTCAGCTAATATTAAAACAGGTGATGTAATGATTGTGAAGTTTGCAAATATTGAAATTAATAACATTCTAACAGATGCCATTGGTATTTTTAAGATTGAAAATAAATCGGACTTTTTTCAAACTCATATAGATGAAAATGGTAGTATCGAATTAATGTTATTAGAAGGTATTAGTACCAAAAAATTAGATAAAGGTTGTTTAATAATAAATACAACCGATAATGAAGGTAGAATAGTATTAAGTGTAGATAGCAATAATTACGATGCTCAGTACTGGATTAAAAACTTCTTAAATATTAAACCTGCTGATGATAGTAACGGACAAACAAAAAACTACATGGATTTTCTTACATTATTAGGTGAAGAAGCGAAAAATAATTTTGGGAAAAAGAAACAAAGTGAATTTTTAGCAGAAACACTTGATTACTTAAAAGAGAATGAAACACTTAATGAAGATGATTTTATCATTAATGTACTTCACGATGACGATAATCTTGAAGCTGTATTTTTAAATACTAAAGAACAATATGAACAGGAAGAAAATATCATCTTAAAAACCAATTTTATCATCTCAGACAAAGTAGTAAAAAAGGAAAAGAAAAAGTTTAAAACCGATATTAAACTGGATACAAACATTACTATAAAAATAGACGTTGATTCTCCAGATGCAGCATCTTACTATTTAGAACGTGGTTTTGATGATGAAAAGAAAATGTTTTATTATAAAGTGTTTTTCAATGAAGAAAAATAGTTAAAAGAAGCCTTTGCAAATCGCAAAGGCTTTTTTTGTATCTTTACAAAAAATAAAACTATGAAAAACAAAACCACACTACTCGAATTTTTTAAAAAACCAATTGTAATAATAGCACTTATTATATTTATATTATATAGTGTTATTTTTAATAAAGAAGATCCTGGTACTACTAAGCCAGAACCTGTAAAAGTAGAAATTGTAGATTTTAGTAAAATGACTTATGAAGGGAAACAGATTTATATTGAAGATTACTTAAAACATACAGATGATACAGGTTATGAAATAATGACAGATATTAGAAATGCCATTACCAATAAGTTTAACTATCCTAAAACAGTAAAATTTGATTGGAGTTCTCAGCCTATTTTTGATAATGCAAAAGTAGTAGAAGCAGATAAAGGTTGGGTTAATATTTCAGGTAAAGGAACTGCACAAAATGCTTTAAAGCAAAAATCTACTTTTCATTATAGTGTAAAATTGAAAATTACAGATAAAGAAGTAGGTATTTTAGATATAAAAGTCAATAAATAAATTCAATTTTTGTATTAGAATAAAGTTCTTTATTTTTGTAGTTCAATGGCAAGGAGCAAAGAATTCATACAATTAAGAAATAAAAGTGTAAAAATACGCTTTAACAAATTAGAAGCTAAGTATCCAAAATGGAAGCACGATGCTTTGCTAGAAGAATTAACTAAAGAATTCTATATAAGTAAGCGTACCATATCTGCCATATTAAATAATGAAGGGAATTATAGTACTATTTAAAAAAATAGTATATTTGCATAACACCTAATTATAGTATAAACTAACGGACTGTATCCGATTACTTTATTACTATTTTTTAGGTGTTTTTTTTATACCATCAACAATACTATAAATTATAGTACCTCTATTAGTATCTTTAAACTCCTTTACAATTAAAAACATATCTTCTAAATCGGTTACTTTAAAAATATGTATCTGTTTTACAATATCTATATCTTTCGTTTTTGGAGCTATTGCCTTTACATATTTTGCTTTCTTAATAACATTAGCAATATCAAAAAGTAAGTTGTTTTTAAAGTAGCTATCTTTATGAGGTTGACTAATCATTTCTTTTAAATACCTGTTTGTAATTTTAATAGTACCTATTTTAGTTTTAACCTCTCTTGTTTTTAAGTTTCCTTTTAGCCATGTAAAAATTTCTTTACGTTGAAAATTCAATAAAGCATTTTTTGCAAATGTTGCTATTTCCTTATATTGATTAGTATCAAAATACGGATGTTTCTCATTATATACCTTTCCAGTTTTACCAACGTTTTGATTAAATTGTAAAGGTAATTTTGGCATTTTATCTACTTCAACACCTTTATCATCTACAGGTTTATCACTTCTTTTTGTGCTACATCTACAACCATGGTCATTAATAGGATAATGCGTATCCCAAAAAGGATGGTCAACTGGTAAAATAATACCATGCCAAGCTTTGTGCATTTTACGAGTTCTATCATCATTAACACTTAAATACATAAGGTTAGGATATAAATGTTTGGTACGTTGTATATCTTGCCATTCACGAGCTGACCTTGCACTTGATATAGCTTGATGGTATTCCGTTTTTAAATAATTTACATTATAGGTTTTGTCTAATTTAAGAGCTTCAACTTTAAACACATCCCATTTTTTTAAAGTGCCATCATCATTATGTAATAGCTGAACCATTTCAGTAATTTGCCTATGATTTTTAAAAGCAGAAAATACACCAACATTATAATGCAACTCATTAAGCATTCTAAAGTCTGGTGAATTATACTTTATATCATTAAAATCAACTTTAAAACCTTTTGAAACACCTTTAGAAAACACATTAAAGGTTTCTTTTAAAACAGCTTGTTTATCTGGAGCATTACCATTAAAAATATCTTCAATAAGTTTTTTAAAGATACTTCTATCTATTTTCGGAATTTCATCGGCACTTAATTGTATAGTATCACAACATTGTGAACGATACATTAAATCAAGTGCCTGTTTTACTTTTTTTCGGCTTTAGGAGTTTTAGGTTCTACTGGCTCTTTTGGTTTAGGTTCTTTTGGCTCATCAGCTAATTCAACTCCGTAAAGGCGTTCAATATAATCTTTAGATAAATTATAACCATTTTGCATAAGCACAGCATCGATTTTAATTTTTTCAACAGGATTAGTAACACGCTCTACACCTATTTTTTCATTATCACCAATTTTATAACCTATTCTACGCATGGTAGGTAATAGTATATCATTACACCAGTACAATATGTTTTTTAAATCAGCCTCCGTAATTTCATCTTGTGTTTGTTGGTGTACATTTGCTTGAGAATGACTTGAGCCATTTTGCACAGTCATTGTTTGTCCGTTAATCAAAATAGAGTTTTGACTATCTACTGCTTCAATCTTTTTAAAAAACACATTAAAAGCATCTCGATTGTTTGCTTCTTTTATTTCAATTTCAGCATGATTAGGAAATACACCATAACTCATAGAACCCATATCTTCTAACCAACCTGCAACCTCTTTTTTAATTGGGTCGCTCATACTGCCAAGTTTTGCAATTCTAATAGGTATTCCGAATACTTGCTCAAATTCATCCCAACTTGCCCAAGAGTGACGTTTTAAAATAGTCATTGGTGTTGCTTTTTCTAACAAGCCTCTACCATCATACATTTTAGCAAATAACAAATCATCAGGAAACAAAGTGAAATCCAAACCTTTATCATCCGTAACATTTTTAACTACAATATCAAGCTCTGGTATAACATGACCTCGTGGAATATTGTTACAACCAACAATCTCGTTACCATCTTTAATTAATTGAACTAAGGAGTATTCATAAAAAATACTTTCCATTAAATAGCGTACAGCTTTAGAAAACCACTTCTTATTTATGAGCTGACTTTTTTCAGGATTTGTAATTCCTTTATCATCTATAATTACAAAACGTTTGTTTAACATTCTTAAAATTCGGTTTTCAATAACAGCAGATAAATGCGTATCTAACATAGCATCTTCATATACGCTTTGTTGCAAGTAAGTACGTGGGTTTTGCTTGCTTTGGCGCATTTGCCTTGCTCTTTGGTAATGTGTTATTTCACGTCTATAAACCGAATGACTATTACGAACCAAGTCCAGAACCACATTTTGTGCCTTTTTACTTAACTCAATACTATCTTTTGCAGTTATCTTTTTCCCGTTTAATTCTATAAGTTCACTCATTATTCAAATATTTTATCTAATTGTTTATCCATTTTCTTTTTAATGGCCTTGTTTAACTTTTCACTTTCTCCTACATGCTGTCTTTTTTCCATGCCATATTTACCTTCATTGTGAGTTTCAGCATACTCTTTATCTGTATGAAATTCCACACCATTTTTCAACTTCTTTGCACGATAACTATTCCGTAATTTATCAGCTCCAGTTTTATGACCTGTTAGAACTGGTCTACCTTCATTTTTAGAACCGAACTTATTTAACCTTCCTATTTTACCAACTCTATTGGTTTTGTATTTGGTTTTATCACGACCTTTTTTATCTTTTGTTTTTCGCTTTTTCCACTTAACTAAAGAGGTATCTGTAAAGCCTTCGTTTTCAAAAGTTTCTTTAATCGAGTTTAAGCCTTCAACTTCAATAATATCTAAGGCATCGTTATTAAAGAACTCTTCCAGTTCGTTAACCATTTTCATTATATCCTCTTCCATATTATCTTTCATTAGAATTCTGATTTATATTTAGTATTTCCTCCAAATTTTATAAAACCATCACCAACAGGTACATCATCATCTTTGGCTGGTAAAGGAGCTGATAAAAGTCCTGTAGCAATTCGTTCTAACCAAGACATAGCTTCTTCGAAACTACTTACTGTATCTTCATCTAAAAGGTTCGATTTTCGTTTATACAATTCATATACTACAATCTTCTTTAAGTATTTTAAAACGGTTTTATTTCGGTCATTGCCTTCAGCTTGAAAGATTGCTTCAGCATTATAATTTACAGCCAAATAACCTTTCATTTCATCAATGCTTTCTAAAATTACTTCAGTTATAATTTCATCATCACCATTAGTTACTTTTGCAATAACTTCAGGTACACCTGTTGTTTTTAATTCTTCTTTAGTTAGGAACATAATTGTTTGTCATTTTTTTATAAATAGTTGCATTAAAAGTAATTTTATAAGCAGGTTGTTTATATCGTTCGGTTAAATCTTCTTCATCTGTTTGGCTCAGTTCGGTAAAAATTTCGCTTTGTGTGCATTCTATTTTGTTAATGGTATCATCAACCCAATCTAAAATATTAAGCGATGTTTCTTTATCTTCAGCTTCATAAAAAGTATCACCACCTTTATTAAAAAATAAATACACATCTAAAGTTAAATTACCTTCTTTAACTCCTAATGTCATATCTTCATACGGAATACTTCTAATGGAAATAAAAGCACACGGAAACCCAGTAGGATAACTTTCTTTACTATTAATTTGACCTTTGTATAAATCAATCCATTTGTAAATATCCAGCTCCGTTAATTTGTTTAAAACAGTATTATATATGTCTTTTCTTACATTCATTATTTAGTATTTAATAACCTCCACGAGTACGTTTTTTAATTATGGCTTGTCTTCTTCCTTTTTCAGAACTGGTTGAAGTTCCAAACAACACACGGCTTTTTCTTACTGTATTTTCTAAAGCATCTAAAATATCATCAGGAGTTTTAGTTCCTTTTTCAAAGGATAAAATATGTTCTAAAGCACGATCCATATCATCGGTATCTTTTAAGCGAATATCAAAAGTTAATAAGCCATTAAAAAAGGCTTCGGTCAATGTTGCAATTATTCTTTCGTGCTTATCACCACTTGCATGGTCAGGCAACGGAATACCAGTACCTGCGTTTCTTTCCATAGAACTGTACCAACTTGGTTCATAAACTACTTTTTGAGATGCAGTTGCATCATAGTATGAATTTATAGACATGCCTTTAATAGCATATTTTTTGCCCCATTCATAATGCATATCCATTGCTACAGTAATCTCACATTGTCTATTAAATATTTCTAAAACATGCGACCTTCCATTTTCAAAGCCAAGTAAAACGCCACCTTTAAAATCACCTTCAGTTTTATAAGATAAATCCCAAAACTCGACTAAGTAATCCCAAACTTTGTTTCCGTGATGTTTTTTAAATTTTATCCATTTTTCCTTAAAGCGTTTACCTTCTTCAATAGGATTGTTAAAGTCCTCACGTTGCGAAGTGTAATAATCATCATTAGCAATAATTTCGATTACCTCTTCTTTGGTTAATCGTTCATGCCATGATGGATTATGATTTGCATCACAAAGATTAATAGTGCTAATGGTAAAATTCTTTGATTTTTTATACTTTTCAGCATAACCATCAATAATACCATTCTTTACAATATAGTTGTTAGACATCACACGTCTAAACCTACCTCTTTGACCAGCTTTACCTAAATCACCTGTTAATTTTTGAACGTTCTCTTTGGTTAGTTCAATATTCTTGGCTTGCTTTCTGTCTTCTAAATCATCCATAGAAGCAAAGTCTGGTCTTCTACCTGCAAGGTTTAAACCTCTAAATGGTTGTGTTAAACCTAAAGCCTTAAAAAACACATTGTCTTTTGTTTCGAACTCACCATCAGCCCAAGAGCCGTATTGCATTTGCATGCCAAAATCTTTAATGTATCGCTCATTACTTTCTAATTGCATTTGTAAGTTAGAAAGTAGAATTTTTGCTTGACCTTCGGTTCTACCAACCAATAAACCAAACTTCATTTCTTTATTTTGTTTTAAATGTGTGGTATTACCAACATTTGTATGCATAGACTTTGCAGCTCCTCGATACCATCTTCTTTGCTGATTGATTAACGGATTTTTATAAATTTCTAAATAACTTTGTTGATGAAACCAAGAACTTGGTGCATCTGCAAAATCCATATTTGAATTAATACCGAAATAATAATCAAAGTACTCTACATAGTTTTCAGGTTTTAGCAATCTTTTAATACGAGCTTCTTGCTCTTCAGAAGTTTCTTTTACTAAACTTTCTGAAGTAGCTGATTTAATAAACTTACATCGTTCATTAAATATTTGCCATTGCTTTTTTAATTCTGATTTAGTCATTATAAGCTGTCTTGATATAATTCATTAACTAAATCTTGCATTACAGCAGCTACATATTTAACTTCTTCTAAACGTTTATCCTTTTCTGTTTTGGTTGGAGCGTCTAAAGCCTTTGATATTAATTTATCTGTTAAAAGATTAAAATTTTCAATAGCATAAGCTGTATGTTTTTTTTTATCGTTCAAGTCTTGAAAAGCAACTACTAATTTACGTATAGCATCAGCCGTTACTTTTGGTTTTTCACCAAGTTTTAAGGAATGAAATGTATTTAAAACTTCATTTTTCATTTCACCAATAGAAACGGAATGCATTTTTTTATAATCTTCCCAGTCATCAAGCTTTGCCCAATTCTTAACAGTATCAATATAAACATTACTTATTTCAGCAATTTCACTAAAAGATAATCCATTAATAAACATTCGCTTTCCATCACGTTTCTTTTTATCGCTTTCAGCTTTAGGCAATCTTCCTCTTCGTATTTTCTTTTTAGCCATTTTAAATTGTTTTAAATCTTGTTTAAAGATTATTTATATGGAGCATCTATAATAATACTGTCTTCAGTAAAATCCAGACTATTAACTTTCATACCATCATACTCAAAGTTTCTACGAATTTGAGTTAGTATTTTTCTTGGATTTTCATCTAAAACCATATTTTCAATACCAACACCAATTTCAGGAAACTCTTTATATTCTCCTTTTTGAGCAACAATAATATGTTCTTGATGTTGAGATGTTGCATCAGCAATAACAAAATCACCATTAACAATTGCTAAATCACCATTTTCATTAAGTCTAAAATCTTTCATATTAATACGTCCTTATTATGGAGCAAAGTTGCTGTATTTGGCTTGTTTAATAAAGTTGAATATCAATGCTTGCGATAATAATTACAAGCATTGCGAAAATATCTGCAAGCATTGATATTGCGTTTGTGTGAATTTATAGTTTGGTGCAATTTTGCCACGTAAAACAGAAGAAAATGGCGTATACATTTGTAGTTAGTGATGAATCAATTAATAGTTATGGCTTTAGAGTTTTAACAGATGGAATTGATTTAAAACAATTTAAAAAGAACCCAATTATGCTATATATGCATAAACGTAATACTTGGGAACCTACAGGTGATGAAGTAATCGGTAGATGGGAAAACATAAGAAAAGAAAAAGGCAAATTACTTGCTGATGCTGTTTTTGATGAAGAAAACAAATTTGCTAAAAAGATAGCAGATAAAGTTAAAGGAGGTTTTATAAAGATGGCTTCTATTGGTATTGTAAAAAAAGAAGTGAGTACAGAAAAGAAGCATTTGAAATCTGGACAAACCAGAGCTACAGTTACCAAGTCAAATCTAAACGAAATATCTATTGTAGATATGGGAGGAAATGATAACGCTCTTAAACTATATAAGGACAATGGTGATGATTTTAAAATTGAAGAATTAAATATAAAAACCCAAAATATGAAAGATTACAAAGTATTTGCGCTTGCTTTAGGTTTAGAAGCTAATGCAACTGAAAATGAAGTGCTATCAGAAATAGCCACTTTACAAAGTGATAAAAAGACAGCTGAAACTATTGTTGAAACTTTAGCTCAAGATGAAAAGGAAGCTAAAGAAATAGAAGCAAAAGACCTTATTGCTGGAGCATCTGCAAAATTGAAATTAGAAGGTGATGCTAAAGTTAGTTTTGAAAAAAACCAAACTGCCTTATTTAATGCTGACCATGACAATGCAAAAACTGCATTAGCAATGTTAGTATCTGGATTAGAAAAAACAACTCCAGCAAAAGATGATAAATCAATTTCTTTAGGAAAGTTTATGAAAGATGTAAACGGCAATGACAAAGGAGCTATTGATGCTAAATTAAGTTATGACTACTTACAAAAGCACAATGTAGCAGAATTGAAAAGAATTAAAAAAGATGAACCTGAAGCTTATGCTGAATTAGTAGCAAATTATGCTAAAGGTGAACGATACACTAAATAATAAAAACCAATAAATTAGATAAAAATGGCAGGATTACAAAAAGAAATTTGGATTGCTGATTTACAGGAAAATCCAATTCCAGACCACAGTTTCGTATTGGCATCAGTTGATAAGAGTGAATACGTTGATAACAACGTTTTACATCTTGCTGAAGCAGGTATCGAACCAGGAGTTCATGAGAACTTCTTTGAAGGTAACGCAGATGGTGAATTACCAATTGCAAATGTAGATGATGTACCTCATGAGGTAACATTAAAAATCTATTCTACTGAGACTACACGTCACAGAAAATTAGAAGAAGTTGAATTAGCATACAACAAACGTCAGTCTGTTGTAGGAAGACACAAAAGTGCCTTAGCTAAAAAAATTGGTAGAAAAGCAGCTTTTGCTTGGACACCTTCAGTTACAAATGCGCATAATAAATTAATCAATTTAGCAGGTGATGCTTCGGTTATTGATGCAATTATTGATTTAAGAGCGTTTTATAGAGACTTAGATATGAATGAAGATTTAAATCTTTGTTTAACAGCTGAGCATTGGGCAAGAATTAGAAAAGAAGACAAGAAATTGTATAAAGAGTTGTCAACTGAAAAAAATCCTGTTTATGCAGATTTTAAATTACACTCTTATTCTAAAACGCCATTGTTTACAGATGCAGGTGTAAAAAAACCATTTGGAGCTGCACAAGAAGCTGGTGACCGTAAAAGTTCATTCTCTTGGATTTCTACAGAAACATTTAGATGTTTTGGAGATACTGAAGTATTCTTAGAAGAAGGTAAAGCAAGAACTCAAGCTGATGAACTTTCTTATGCTCAAAGAGCATTAGTAGGTAATGTAAGAGCTTCAAATCCTAAATTTTTAGGAGCAATCATTTAATCTTTTAAAACCATTTAATTATGACACCAGAAGAAATAAAAGCAAAAAAAGTAGCTGATAAAGCTAAAGCAGATGCAAAAGCTAAAGCTGATAAAGAGAAAGCTGAAGCCAAAGCCAAATCTGAGAAAGCTGAAGCAAAGGCAAAAGCTGATGCAAAGGCAAAAGCAGATGCAAAAGCTAAAGCTGATAAAGAGAAAGCTGAAGCCAAAGCAAATAAACCTTCAGTTAAAGTTCAAAAAAGACTAGAAGTAATCTTTTCTAAGAACCCAACTTCAAAGTCGCTTTATAAAACATCAGATGACTTTATCTTTTTAGAGCAAGGAGATGCAACTTTTCACTCAAAAACATTGAAAGATAAAGTAGTATCCGTTCATCAAAGAGCTTAAAACTTAAACCATGTCAAAACTTAAATATTTAGTAATTCATTCTACTGCTACTCCTGAAGGAAGAGAGGTAACGAAAGCTGATATTGTTCAATGGCATATTAAAGAACGTGGCTGGTCTAAATTAGGTTATTCTGATTTAATACAATTAGATGGTAATCTAGTCCAGCTACATAAGTTTAACCAAGATAATACTATTGAAAATTGGGAAGTTACCAATGGAGCAAAAGGTTATAATGGTATAAGTAGGCATATTGTTTATGCAGGTGGTACTTCTAAGTACAAATCTAAATGGACAGGAAAGCGAACGGATAAGGATACAAGAACTAAAGCTCAAAGAGAAACTTTAGAAGCCTATGTGAAATATCAAATATTAAGACATCCTAAGATTAAAGTGATTGGTCACAATCAAATCTCAAGAAAAGCATGTCCAAGTTTTGATGTTACTAAATGGTTAGAAAGTATTGGAGTGAAATCAAAGAATATAGGCTTATAGCCAAATCAATATTAGAGTAAGAAAATTAAGTATAATTTAAAACCCAAAACCACATGAAACGATTATTTTTTTTATTTGCCTTTGCTATAAGCATGGCATTTACTGCACAAGCAGAAAACACTATTAAAATTGAAAAAGATTTTGAAGTTTATGAAACACTTGATGTGTTTGTAGCTTCAGTAAATTTTGAAGTAACATCAACCGATGTTATACATTTTGAAACCCAAAACAGTATAAACTATGAAAATATTGAAACAAGCATTTACAGCAATGCTCCTGATGTTGATAATTACATCAATGATTACTTCTTGCAGAACCATCAAGCCATCTACAAGCAAATTGACCACTACAATAAAGGATTCGATTACAAAACAAATCAAGACAATAGATACCTTGGTAGTTTTACGAAAAGCCGATACGATAAAATTGAAAGCTACGATAGACAAATTAACTCAAGAAGCAATTGTAAAGAAATCCAAATTCGCAAAACTAACCATCAGAAAAGTTGGCAATACGATAGAAGCCGAATGTATAGCAGACGAGCTGAAGGAACTATTGGAATTACAAAGAGAGATAATAAACCACTACAAAGAGATAGTTACAGAAAAGGAAGATACTATAATTATTCCAGAGAGATACATACCGAAAATAGTCAAAATCTTAGCATGGATTGGAGGTATCATATTCGTATTGATAATCATTGGAGTGATACTAAAATTTGTTAATCCAATAAAATTAAAACTCTAATAAAAATACATTAAAAAATCAAGGTGTATTAAACACCTTGATTTTTTTAAACTATCTGAATGGCATACACTTTAGTTCAAGTCTAAAGCAGAAACAAATAAAATCTTAAAACACAAACAAATGTCAGGATTACCAAAAATACAAATTAACGTTAACAATGACGGCTTAGGTCAAGTTGTATCAATTGCTGATGGAACTGCTGGTTTAGTTTTAACTGGAGCTTCAGTAAACGGAAAAATTGCTGAAGGTGAATCGGTTCAACTTTTCAACTTAGATAATGCCATTGCAAATGGTATTACAAAAACAGGTTTAAATGCTTATGCATATAAACACATCAAACAATTTTATGATGAAGCTGGTAATGGAGCTGAATTATGGTTGATGGTAGTTCCTGCTGGTATTTTAATGTCAACAATGGCAGATAAAACAGAACCTTATGCAAAGAAACTATTAGATGACGCAAAAGGAAGTATCCGTTTATTAGGACTTTCAAGAAAGTCAGTTGATGGTGTTACTATTGCAAATGGAGTTGATGAAGATGTTGATTTAGCTATTGCAAATGCACAATTATTAATTAAAGACTATGCTGTAAACTATAAAGAAGCTTCTGTTATTATTGATGCAAAAGACTTTAATGGTACAGTTGGTGATTTGAAAAATTACAGAGAGGATGATAAAGAGTTTGTAACTCCGTTGCTTGCTAATTCAGATGGAAGTAAAAATTCAGCTGTAGGTTTATTCTTAGGAAGATTAGCAAAGATACCAGTAATGCGAAATCCTGCACGAGTTAAATCAGGTTCATTACCTGTGCTAAATGCATATTTAACTAATGAAGAACCAATCGAAACTTTAGAATCAGCTTGGGATGCAATTCATGATAAAGGTTACGCTTTTATGCGTTCGTTTGTTGGTAGAGCTGGATATTTCTTTACACATGCTCCAACTTGTACTTTAGGCAGTAATGATTTAAACTCTATACCAAGAGTACGTGCAATTTATAAAGCAAGAAGAGTAGCATATATTGCATTTACTAATGAAATATTAGATGAAATACCTTTAGACGCTAGTGGTAAAATTGCACCTGCTTTTGTTAAATCATGGCAAGGATTAATTGACAATGCAGTTACTGAGCAAATGGTTGTTAAAGGTGAAATTTCAGGAGTTAGAACAATCATTGACCCAAGTCAAAATGTATTAGCAACAAATGAAGTAATAATTACACTTAAAGTTTTACCTGTTGGATATGCTGAATATATCACAGTTAATTTAGGTTTTGTAATCAATTTAAACAAATAATTAAAAGATAAAAATATGTTTGATAGTAGTTCTCCAGAATACAGTTGGCGTGATGTTCAAATTGTAATGTTAGGAAAAATTTTAACTCGTGTACGAGGTGTAAAATTTGGTATTAAGAAAGATAAAGGTTATTTGCATGCACGTGGTGAAAACCCTCATACAATTCAGTCTGGTAATAAAACACCTGAAGGTGAATTGACTTTACTACAAAGTGAATTAGAAGCCTTACAGGTTGGTTTAGAACCTGATGAAGATATTACAGATATCGCTCCGTTTGATATAGTTGTATCCTTTGTTAAAAAAGGAAGTGTAAATATAAAAACTTACATTTTAAAAGGTTGTGAGTTTACTGAAGATATGCGTGAAATGAAACAAGGAGACAAGAATATGGAAATTACAACACCAATTTTATTCTTAAAAAGACAAGCAGCTTAATAAATTAAAAAGATGGCAAAAATAAATAAAGAGCAAATAGCTCAATGGAAAAAAGAACATGGAGATGTTTTTTTAATAGAGGTAGAAGATAAAAAATGTTATCTAAAAAAACCTGACAGAAAAACATTGTCTTTTGCAATGGTTGGAGCTGAAGCTAATCCTTTTCAACCAGCTGAAGTGATTTTAGAGAATTGCTGGTTAGGAGGTGATGAAGAAATAAAAACAGATGATAGTTTGTTTTTAGCAGCTGCTGGTCAAATAGATGAATTGATTGATATTAAAGAGGCTACCATAAAAAAGCTTTAGAGGATGCAAAAGGTCATCCTAAAAACAATCCAATAGGCTATGTTGATACGTTACTTGAGTATTACTTAGGAATTAATCCTAAAAATTTAACAGATGAAGAATGGGCTGAAAAGTTCGCACAGTTAAAAGACATACGAAAACGTGAAGGCAAAGAGCTTAATATTAGTTTTTAGCACCTTATAAATTAAAACCAATGGCTAAAAGTTATTCATATAAAATGTTCTTGCATGACCACATGAGTTCTAAACTCATGAAGATTGCAAAAGTATCAAGAAGTGTAGCATCTGTTTATAAGAAAGCGAATACTGAAATGAGCCTAAGCTCTAAGTCAACTGCAAGAAGTGTTGGTAAAACAAATGATGCTTTAAGTAATTTAAAAAGAACTGCTAAAAACTATTTAGGGATTTTTGCCATGTTTCAAGGAGCTAAAGGTTTGGTTAAACTTGGATTTGATGCTGAGCAAAGCAGAATAAAATTTGAAGTTTTATTAGGTAGTGCAAGTAAAGCAACCAAATTATTACAGAACCTGGATCAATTTGCAAACAAAACACCTTTTGAAAATTCAGATTTAAAGAAAAGTGCTGAATTACTTTTAAATTTTGGTATTGCCAACAAAAAAATATTACCAACTCTTAGAATGATTGGTGATGTTTCTGGAGGTAAAAAAGAAAGACTAAATGGTTTAACCTTAGCTTATGCTCAAATGAGTTCTACTGGTAAGCTAATGGGTCAAGATTTAATGCAAATGATTAATGCAGGTTTTAATCCGTTACAAGTTATTTCGGAAAAAACAGGTGTTAGCTTGGTAAAACTCAAAGAGAAAATGAGTAAAGGAGGCATTTCAGCTAAAATGGTTGAAGATGCTTTTAGAATAGCCACATCTGAAGGTGGTCGCTTTCACGGCATGATGGAAAAAATCAGTCAAACTGGTTGGGGCTTGTTATCTACAACTTTTGGTAAACTTAATAGTAAACTCGCTAAATTTAGTGAGAGTAATATTGTGCCATTTGTAACCAAATTATTGAAACTTAGTATTGAGTTCATTGACAAATTCGGAAAAATAAGTAATGCTGTAAACGATTTGATTACACCATTAAAACCATTATTATCTATGCTATTTGATACGCTTGGCGTTTTCTTTGGTATTAGTGGAGCTGGCTTAGGAGTACAAGGTGTTATTAATGGAATTGCATCAGTAATTTCAGCAATAGCAACTCCAATAGAAATATTTATAACAGGTTTGGTACAGGTTGTTAAATGGCTTTCAAAATTAAAGATTGTATTTAAAGTATTAGCAGTAATTATCGGAGTTTCAACAATAGCTTTTAAGTTGTTCAATTTTGTAATGAATATGAACCCAATAGTTAGAATTATCACCTTAGTTTCTTTATTGGTTGGTTCGCTTATGGTAGCCTACAAAAAAGTAGGCTGGTTTAGAGGCGCAGTTGATGCAATGTGGATATCTTTAAAAGGCTTTGGAGCGATGTTAAAAACCTATGTTATTGACCGTATTAAAGATATGATAAAAGGCATTGTGGGTATTGGTAAAACGCTTATGCGATTTTTTAAGGGTGACTGGAAAATAGCTTGGAAACTCGGTGAATTAGCTACTCGTGATTTATTAGGAGTTGATACTAAAAATAAATTATTAAATGATGCTTTACAGGTTGGTAAAAATAGCGCTTTGGCTTATGCTAAAGGAATATCATCCGTTAAGAAAAATAAAGCTTCATTGCTTGCTAAGAAATTAGAAAAACTTAGTAACAAGAAAACTACCGATACATCCGATATTATTACTGATGATTTAGCAAGCTCACCTGATTTGAAAAGTGGTATTGATAGCATTACTGGAGGAGGAAATAGACAAACTAATATTACTGTGAATTTTGATAAAATGATTGAAAGTTTGATTATCAAATCTGAAACAATTACTGAAGGTATTGATGAATTAGAAGATAAGGTAAAAGATGTACTATTGAGAATATTAAATTCAGCAAATCAAATGCAAACAACATAATGGCAAATGAATATGACATACAGAATTTAACACGTACAGCTTTTGGCTATAGTGTTTTGCCGTTTCCATTATTGGGAATAAAATCACCATTACCAAAACTGAATAAGATAGGTAATGCTATTATTGGTAAAAATCATATTGGTACTGCATATTTTATGGATGTGATTATTGATGATTTGCGATTACCAAATGAGCCTTTAATAACATTTACTAATCAAAAAAAGATAATTCAAACTGCTATTGTAGGAAGTGAACGTAGAGGAACTGTAAAAGAATTTATTAGTACGAGTGACTATAAAATTAAGATTGAAGGAGTTTGTATTGACCCAACAAAAAAGGAATATCCACAAAAACAAGTTGAAGAGATAATTGAAAAATGTGAAAAGCCTAAATCATTGTCTTTTGATAATGAATTAGCCGAACTATTTGGAATTTACAATATAGTAATTACCAGTTATGGTTTTGCAAAAATGCAAGGTCAACCATATTCACAAAAGTATTACATCAACGCTGTAAGTAATGATGATTTTTACGCAACTATGAAAAATTTATAATGTTTGTATTAGGCTGTAACATAAAAATAGGAAAATTTGAGTTTAATCGTGTTCACGATGTGAAGATTGTTAAGTCAGTTGATTTGTTAAGCGATACGGCTGTTATTAAAATGCCAGCAAGTGCATTATTTGGAAATGAAGAGCAAGGATTTGAAAAAAAGAAATTAGAAGCAGAAATTAAAACAGGTGATAAAGTTGAAATTACCTTAGAGTACAAAGATGTTTTTAAAAAAGTGGAGTTTGTTGGATTTGTAAAAGCGATTAAGCCTAACACACCAATAATTGAAATACAATGTGAAGATGCAATTTACATTGTTCGTAAAAAGAGAATTAACAAGAATTTTGGTAAAACAAATTTAAAAGAGGTTCTAACATTTATACTTGATGGTTCAGGTGTGAAAATAGGTGATAAAATACCTGAAATGCCTTTTGATAGTTTTTTGATAAAGAATTTAAACGGAGCTCAAGCATTAGAGAAAATAAAAGAAAAATATAGATTATCCATTTTTGTAGATGATGATAATAAATTATTTGCAAGTTTAAAGGAAACCTATAATAATGGTAAAATTGTGAAGTATGATTTTTATAAAAACATTATTAAGCACAACATACAATTCAGACGTAAAGAAGATATTAGATTAAGTGTAGAAGTTACAGGATATAAAAAAGACAATACCACTATAAAGATATTTATTGGTGATAAGGATGGAGAAAAACGTGAATTGAGATTTAGAAATATAACAGATAAGGAAACTTTAAAAAAGATAGCTGAAGAAGAATATGAAAAATTAAAAGTGGATGGTTACAAAGGTAAAATTACTAGTTTTTTAGTTCCGTATGCAACTCGAGGAATGGGAGCTGAAATTAAAGATAAAAATTTTCCAGATAGAAAAGGATTGTATTTTATACCAAAAGTAACCACAACCTTTGGACAAAATGGAGCAAGAAGAATTATTGAACTAGGAAGTAAATTAAATTAATGGGTGTTGACAAAGAAATAAAAAAAGGTTTTAAGAATTTGTTTACTACACCAGAACAAACATTTTTTGCTGTTGTTAAAGAAGTAGATAAGGATAATAAGGTAATCAAAATTGAAGATGAAGATGATTTTCCTTTTGAAAATGTAAGATTAACAAGTGTTATTGATGATGCAGATAAAGTAGTAAAATATCCAAAAGTAAACTCTACTGTATTAATAAGTAGAATTGGTATTGATAACGATGATGAAGCTTTATATGTAAGTGCTTTTTCAGAGATTGAAAGTATTGAAGGAATAATTGATAATACAAATTTTATCATTAATGCAGATGGCTACGAAATTAACAGCGATGGTGAGAATTTAAAAGAAGTACTAAATGATTATATAGCTGAGTTTGGAAAGTTATGTGATGAATTAAGCAAAGTTTTAGTTTCCATAGGAACGACACCAAATGTACCTGTAATAAATCAAATAAAACAAAAAGCAACAGTTCAAATTAAACAACGTTTAAATAAGATTTTAAAATAGATTAAATGGCATTACAAAAGACAGCATATAAAAACGCATTAATGCAAGGATTTGTACAAGTATTAAGCAATCCAAGTACTGAAGGTAATATTGAAGCTATAGCTGAAGCATTAGCTGATGTAATTGCTGATGAAACGGACACTTTTGTAAAGACAGGAAATGCAGTAGGAAGCGATACAGGAGGAGATACACACACATTAACAATAGAATAAAATGAGAACATTAGAATTTATATTAGATGGCTTTGGCTTTAAAAGTTGGCTAGACTTCAAGGTTAGCACTTTTGGTTTTATTGCTTTAAATACAACTAAAACAGCTTCCGTATTAGCTCCTATAATGGTATTGATAGAAGATGTTTTTGGTTTCAATCACAAATTTTTAATCGCTTATGTGGTTTTGATAATTGGTGAATGGGTTACTGGTGTCTTAGCTTCTTATAAAAAAGGTGAGAAACACGAAAGTCGCAAACTTGGTAGAATGTTATTAAAAGTAGCTGTTTATTCATTACTTATTTACATTCCTAATACCTTTCAAAAAGAGGCACATTTTCCTGAAGCGTTCGGTTATGAAATAGATCCATTTATTTGGTTGTATTGGATAGTTGTTTTTGTAATTATATGGCAATTATTCATTAGTGTTTTAGAAAATTTAAAAGCTTTAGATTTTAGCTTTGCAGGGATTCTATTAAAAGTAATAAATAAAAAAGCACACGAAAAATTAGGTATAGATGAAGATAGTAGTACTAAATAATCAAACATTATTAGACATAGCAATACAAGAATATGGAACAATAGAATCTGTATTTGAATTGGCTATTGCTAATGATTTGAGTATTACTGATGAATTAGCTACAGGTACAATTTTATTAATACCTGAATTCTCAACACTAACAAATGAACCGATAATAACGAATAAGGAAATATTAAACTATTATAAAAAAAATAAAATAAAACCTGCTACAGCAATGCCAATGATGGTAAAACTGAATGATATTGAGCCAATTATTATTATTGGTAGTGATAATGGTAATGCTGGAATTGGTCTAAATCTATTGTGATGTGTAAAATAATAAGAACTTTAATTAAAAAAATAATGAGCTATTATAAAAAAACAAATAATGATGTTAAAATCAATAATCTTCATCAAGATAGTATTAATGAAGATGCAGGAATAGGAGTAAATTTAATAAGTAAAAAAATGGCGAAAATTGATAAAATAGTATATTCTCTTTGGACAAAACCAAATAAAGATAAAGGTTCTATTTTAGAACATGCAGTAAATTGGTATTCACCAGAGGCTCATTTAATGTGCTTAGCATTATCTGTAAATAAATCTGCTGAACACTTTAAAGAAGTTGAATTAATTACTGATAGTGAAGGTTGGGAAGTGATTAAAAAACTTAATTTACCATTTACATCAGTTAAAACTATTTTAGATAGTATTCCTGAAAAGTATTATGATTTTTGGTCGCTTGGAAAAATTTATGCATATCAAGCTCAAAACAAACCATTTATTCATTTAGATAATGATGCTATATTATGGGATGGACTTCCTGAGTGGGCAAAAAAAGCTGATATATTTGTTCAAAACACAGAAGATAAAAGTTGGTTTGAAGATGCTTATATGCCACAAGTAAACCATGCCAATAAAGTTTTAAATTATTTCCCTCCAAATTGGGGTATTTCAAAAGAAGCTTATTGTTTAGGAATTTTTGGAGGTACAGATATTGAAACTATTCAAGAGTACACAAAAGAAGCTTTATTGTTTATTACACATAAATACAATAAGTATGGCTGGGATGGCATCGAAAACAAAGGCTCTTACTGTATAATTTTCGAACAATATATTATGACTTGTATTGCCGAAAACAGAAAAGTAGATGTAACTTATTTTGATAAATATTTAGACAAACAGAAACTTGAAAGCTATGGATATACTCATATTTGGGGTGCAAAAAAAGAAAAAGGAATTACTTCATTATTAAAGAAGAGTTTGAAAAAGCATTATCCTGAAAGTTTGACTAAAATAAATCAATTATTTACTAAATAATGAATACAATAACCGACATACAAAAAGAGATTTTAGAAACCAAAAACGGAGCAATTGAGCTCAATGCTCTTGAGATACTTACAGCTAATGAAATTAATTTAACTGAAGCTGATAGCACTTCTAAAGTTGCATTATGGAGATTATGGGTCTTTGTGCAGTCTTTTAGTATTTGGTCATTACGAAAACAGTTTAATATCTATAAAATAGAGCAAGAACAGCGCATTGAAGAAACTAGAATTCATACAAAAGACTGGTATCGTGAACAGGCACTAAATTACCAACATGGTCATAGTCTGAACAAAAAAACTACTTATGATAATTCTAACAGAACCGATGAAGAGGTTGCTGAAGCTAAAGTAATCACACATGCTGCAATTGTTAAAGTAGTGATTGGTGGTCGTGGCGTTTTAAGATGCAAAGTTGCTACTGAAGAAAATGGAAGTTTAGTAGAAGTATCCGATGAAGTTAAAATTGGATTTAATGCTTATATAAATAGAATTGCAGATGCAGGAACTACTGTTATTCCATCAACTGCTTCACATGATGATTTAAAATTACAGCTTGATATTTATTATGACCCAACAATATTAAACAATCAAGGTAAACGCTTAGATGGAACAAATGATACTCCTGTAATTGATACAATTAATAGTCACTTAATAGGTATTAATTTTAACGGAAAGTTTATCTCAACCAAACAAACTGATGCACTTCAAAAATTAGAAGGTATTGTATTGCCAGTAATAAAAAAAGCGTGGAGTAAATATGGTTCACATAATTATACAGATACAACTATTCAAAGAGTTGGTTTGATAAATGAAATTAGAGTTGCTGATGCAGGTTATATGCGTTTGGATGAAGCAGAAACAATAATCAATTATATAGCTTATACAGATGATTAATGAAAAAATATATAAAATTGATTACGATAGATTGGTAGTTTGGTTACTTCCAACTAGACAAAGAGATGTACTAAGTGTTGTTTGGTTGCGTGTTTTGTTAGCTCCATTAAAACGGATATATCAAGAGTTTTTAAAGTTTAGAATAATATCAAACTATAAATTAACACATAACTCACAGGTAGCATCTATTGAAGAAGTGTTGAATGATTTATTTGATGATAATTTAAAACGTATTATAATACGAAATTCCGAAGTAAAAGAGCCTGTTTGGTTCTATGAAGTTGAAGATAATAAACCTGTGTTGTTTTATGAGCCTGAAGATAACAAGCCAGTCTATTTTTATGAAGAGTCCGATTTGTTTGGTTTTACAGCAGATTTTATTGTGATAGTACCTTTAGATTTACAACCATTAGATAATATTGAAAAAGACCAATTTGAATTAGAATTAAGAAGAGAAATTAATTACTATAAATTATATAGTAAAAATTACACCATAATTTATGAATGAATTAAGAGTAAGTAGCACAGGATTCCCTGGCACGAATAAAACTTGGCGTTTTTTACAAGATGCGTTAAGTATTCCTATTGGAGCAATAGCTCATATAATTGGTGAGAATGTTATTTTAACAGGTGTTGAAGTTACAGGAACACAAGTTAGTGATGGCTTTATTATCTATAATGGTGAGATACTGCCATTTCAAGGAGGTACAAAAACAAATACTGTAACCATTATTGAAAACATTACTAATGTAAATTATAATGTTGATATTAATGATGATACGCTTTTTGATAATTTACCAGCTTATATAGAACGATTTGCAAAATGTGGTACTGGAGGAGTGACAGCTTTTAATTTTTCAAGTTTAAAAAGATTAAATAGCTTACAAGAGTTAATGGATTCAATGTTAGTTATTGCTACTCAAACAGAAACTAATGCAGGAACTGATGATACAAAGGTTGTTACTCCTAAAAAGCTTCATAATAGAACCGCTACAACTACTCGAAGAGGTATAGCAGAAATTGCTACACAAACTGAAACAAACGCAGGTACTGATGACACTAGAATTGTAACTCCTAAAAAATTAATACAAGCACTAACTGACTTAATAGTACAAGCAACTGAAACAAAAAAAGGAATTGCAGAAATTGCTACACAAGCAGAAACAAATACAGGTACTGATGATACCAGAATTGTAACTCCAAAAAAATTAAAAGCGCTAACAGCTACAACTGCTAGAGCTGGTATATCTGAATTAGCTACTTATCAAGAAATAAATGATGGTGTTGATGAAGTTAGAACAATTACGCCTAAAGCTCTAAAAACTTCATATTACAAGATTACTAAAATAACGAAAGGAACTTTAACAACACTTCGCAGATCTGATAGTGGTTCATCTTATTACCATAATAATTTCTTTTGGAACTATGCACATGTATATCCTCCATCAGGTTATACAATGTCAAATTTAGTAGGTTTCATCCCAAGTATCGCAAATATTTATTTTGGAGGTGATGTTGATGGAAATGATGTTATTTGGTGTAGATGGAGAGCCGAAACCAATAGAATAACGGTAACTGCTCAAAATAGTGAGAATGACTTAAGTTCAACAATAAATTATTTAGCAATATGGCAAAAGTAGAAAGTGTTTATTTAGAAATAAAAGATAGTATAATTATAGCATTTCATAGCGATAATGTAGATACCTCTAACTTACCAGCTGGACATACAATTCAGTTAGAGAATATAGAAGATCCAAATAGTATTTTAGGATTAAATGTTACATTTATAGATAAGCCTGTGGCTGATAGACCTAAGCTATATGATATTCCTGCAATTGATTTAAAAAGAAGTGAGCTCAAGAGTGTTTCTATTGAACTTGATTTAGCGACTAGACTAGGTGAAGATACCACAGCTTTAGACGCACAATGGATAACACTAAAAAATGAATATGATGCATTAAAACCAACATAAGACTTAAAATTAGGAGGTGTAAGTTAAAAAGCCCTCCAACAATTAAAAACTTCTCACGGATTTTAATTTTAGCAACAAAGCCAGCGTTGGAGGACATAAGTCTTCTGATTGCTGGCTTTGCTATTAAGTGTAATCCGTGAGAGCTACAAAAATACTTAAAAAATACAATCTAATGACAAAAAAAATAAAAACTCCTATAAGTTACTATGGAGGTAAACAGAACCTAGTAAATACAATATTACCATTATTTCCTAAACACATACTTTATGCAGAACCTTTTATTGGAGGAGGAGCTTTGTTTTGGGCAAAGCCTAAAAGTGAAGTAGAAGTGATTAATGACACTAATCGTGAGTTAATAAATTTTTATGAGATAGTTCAAAATGAGTTTGTAGAGCTTGAAAAAATGATACGTATTAGTTTACATTCAAGGTCGCTACATAAAGATGCTTCAGTTATTTATAATAATCCTCATATGTTCACTCGTATACAACGAGCTTGGGCATTATGGACATTAGCGGCTCAAAGTTTTGCAAGTATGTTAGATGCAAGTTGGGGTTATGATAAGATTAAAGGAACTACAGCTCAAAAAGTAAACCGCAAACGTGAAGCTTTTACTGAAGAATATGCTGTGAGATTACAGAATGTTCACATTGAATGTACTGATGCTATTCGTATAATTAACTCTAGAGATTTTAAAGATGCATTCTTTTACTGCGATCCACCGTATTACAATAGTGATTGTGGACACTATGATGGTTACTCAATTGAGGATTTTGAAATGCTATTAAAAACACTATCTAAGATTAAAGGGAAGTTTTTACTAAGTAGTTACCCAAGTGACATACTTAAGAAATACACTAAAGAATTCGGTTGGAATACAAAAACAATAGAGCAATCAGTTAGTATTGCAAATAGTACAGGTAAGCCGCAAAAAAAGAAAATAGAGGTTATGACAGCTAACTTTGATTTGAGTAATCCTAAAGATGATTTAACTTTGTTTTAAACGTGGTTTCAAAAGTTGTTTAAATAGTATATATTTGCTACTAATATAAAAAGTACGCATTACAAAAAGAGGTACATTTAGTTATTTCAAATGGTACATTTTGATTTTTCGATTATACTACAGTTCTTTTATTTTATAGGTGTAGTTTTCTTTATGGTAAAATTTATGTTGGAATTATTTTCGCTTATGCGATTAATAGGCATTAGTAAAAAACGAAAAAATGGTGCATAT